GGGGCATCGCCTGCTGTTGTGGCTGCATCATGGCCTGCGATTGCTGCATACGATTACGCTGCAACATCTCTGTTTCAGTCGGGACAACATCGTGGATGTCCAACCCGTCGAATACCTGCCTGAGCAGTGAGGCGAACCCATCAACTCCGACCACCTGCATCACCAATGGATTCATGACCACCTGCAAGGCTTCATTTCGCCTAACAGCCTGCTGCTCCCTGGCAATCAGTGAGCTGGACCCCCTGGCAAAAACCCTGATGTCTCCGGCATAGCCATTAAGTTCTTCCGGCCGGTAAAGCTGTAGCCACTCCACAAGGGACTGGATGGACTTGCGAACAATGCCGAAATCGATGTTCCTGACCACCCGCTTAATCCCTCTCGTTGCGTTATTCATCATCATCGAGAAGCCGGTAGCCGTAGAGAGCGCACCCGTGGACCCATTATTCGATCCATAAGCGTATTTGGGGATGCCACTCTTGGTGTCTGCTTCGGAGCTGAAAAATTCGTAAACCTTGAGCAATTCGGAGATGAAGGGATTCGGCTGGAAAAACCATACCGGGGGCGTAGAGCCAGCACCGGAAGCAGCCCCGCCTCTCGATCTGTCTACCTGCCATATTTTCCATGGATACAACGCGGTAATATCCTCGCCTGCCGGAAGCTGACTCACGTCAACCCCAACCTGTGGACCCGAGGCGATAGCCATATTGTTGACCAGATTGCGTGCAGAAGCGTTGCACGCCTGCTGGCTGTCCTTGATTATCTCCGGGAGCCCAAGGCCCCAAAAAGACCCCTTTCTGTCCCTAAAACTGGCTTTGTAGTACGGCTTCTTCCCGAGAGGATCTGGGTTGAACGTACACTTGACGACCCACCTGCCTATGAGCCATATTTCTACGGCGTAATCCTTGACAGGATCAGGGATCAGTTCAGGGTCCATGCCGTATTCCAGGAGCTTCAGGCCCTGCACGTTACCCCAGAATTGCAGAGCGTCCAACTTCTTGTCAGGGGAAATGTCCTTGCGGTACTTGCCTTCGAGGTGATCACGAGACGTCCCGTTCGTGTCGAAAATCCAGTCAGACAGCCCTCCCCGCCCATGCTCGCGGAGAACCTCGTTGATTGCATCGGAATCATACCCGTCAACGTCGATCAGGCCCTGCAAATCGCTTCTGGATAGCGTGTGCCGCTCGATCAGGTATCCATCGTTGACGTCTGACGCATTGGGCGCAGGATAGATGTCCCAGGGACTAGGAGCGTCCCACGTAATAACAAGTTTGTCCTGCGTCTCTGCTTCACTACCGTTCCAGACCATGACAGGCTTTCTGCGTATAACAGGGCCCTTCATAAACCCGGCAGGATACCGCACAATGTCAGAAATGGAGTCCTTAAGGGATTGTTCCCACCCGGATTCCTCCACCTCGTCCTGAATGGTTGTTTCCAGCTTGGAGATTTCTTCCTTGGCCTTCTTCCTGATTTCTTCCTGAAACCCTGCTTTGACCTCTTCAGCCCGTTGCTGCATGAGCTGTTCGAGCATTTGCATGGCCGTTTCCATGTCCGGAACCTGGCCTGCATGGACCAGCGAGACAACCTCTCGCCGGGCCTGCTCCACCGCTTCCTGTTTGGCCCTTTGTTCGAGTTCCTGCTTGACTTGCGGGGGGAGATCCGGCTCCGGGGAATCGTCGATTCCAAACGCATACCCGTCAGCGGGCAATAGAATCTCTTCCAGCCACGCCTCGGCCATGGTGCACTTTTCGTCAGTGAGCATCATGAAAACGGTTGTCCCGCCCTGTTTCTTGATCTGCTCCAGGGTTATAGGGTCGTACTCACCGTTACATGCCCTCAAGCACTCAAGGAACCGCATCTCGATCTCTTGCCGGGCATCCCTTGCAGCATCCCAGGCAGACCGGACATACGCGGCCAGACCGAGGATCACCGGCTGATTCTGCATCTCGTCAGCCCGCCTTTTCGCTTCCTCGCGTTCCGTGCGCTCCATCTCTGCGCTCGATATAACCCTCAATCCGACTCCCGGCATGACTCTTCCTTTTGTAAATATGAAATATGCCCCGACTTCCGGCCTGACCGACCGCACAAACGGCTACACACCGCCTAGATTTGGACCACCTCCCTACACAGGAGCCGGGGGCCTGAGTAAATCCGTCGAGGCCCCTTAAGGAATTACGAGGGGACACCCTCGGCCTCGGTGGAATTGTCAACTATGCTTTGATGTTTTCAGCAAAACGACAGGCTGTTGCTCTGGAACATTCGATACCTCGCCGCACACTGGACACTCAAGCTCTCTTGTGTCCTTTGGAAACACAGCCACCCACGGATGCATACAGTGCGGACAAATTGCAGTCATGACTTCGTGAGATTGGTTTTCTGTGATGTCGGAGATTTTACCCATTAAAAAACCTCTCAATGCCTTCCGTATCGTAGTACCGTGACTCTCTCCGTGTGTACTTCTGCCTTGTCTTATGCTTCTGGCAGTTGCGTTTTTCCTGACAGACAACCGCTTGTGCTTTGGTGTACGAGCACCCGAGCTTATTCTTTATCTTCTTGAGCGTCCTGTGGCTACTCAACAGTTAGCCTCTCTGATCACTTCGCCAAACATAGAGACTACAATCCAACCCTCTTCCGTTTCTATGATATAGCCGATTGCATCCATGGCATTCCTTGTATCGGGGGGAGGGATGAGCGCTCCCCCCGCTTGTCGGGTGCTCTCGCCCTGCACAACCCAAGGCGAAAATTTATTCGTATCCTGCCTCTAGTGCTTGGATATACTCGCCGAGCAAAATAGCGTTGACTCGATCCAGACAGATCCCACCATCACCCCGGGGCTCAATCGTCAGTGTCGGTTTCGGTGGTCTCGTTGGCAATTTCATCATCGTCGAGCATCCCGCTAAAGTGATCCACATACCAAGTGCGAGGATCATCATGCAAAGCGTCAGCGTCTTCTTGCCGCTTGGTCGCCTTGATCTTTGCCAGCACACGCTCTGCCAGGGATGCGATGAGTAGAAGAAGTTCAACAATTCGGCCCATTTACTTGTCGTCAGCGTTCTTGTTCTTGGCAAAGTTCCCGGCAAAGAAATTGAGGACTTTGAGGACCACGTTGACCACCTTGTCATCCGTCTTTGTCGGGGTCAGAGCGGTGACTGCCGTGGATGCAGCGACCAGCCCGCTAATAGCCAAAAGCCAATCCCCAAACCCTGCACTTGTCACAAAATTTAGTATTGTTTCCATCATCTTACACTCCTCTTTCGCATCTCCACCAGTTCAGTCTGGATCTGGCAGAGCAGATTGTTTTGAGCCACCATTCGTTCCTCAACTCGGGCAAGGCGCATGGCGATTTCTGACGTCTGGATCATGCTTTCCTCGATCTGACCGAGCCGGGTGGTGATCGCGGAGGCCCACCAGATTGACCCGGCAAGCTGGACAACGAGCCAGAGCCCTACGCCTATCGCAAGTTGCCGGAATGTATCGTTATCTTTCTCGCTCATGTCCAACCCTGTGCTGATTTAACTACAACCTTCCGAGCCTTGACCGTCCCCGTATGAGCATCAGATACGCCCTGAGCGAATGTCAGGCAGAGTGCATCTGCCAAATTTGGCGATGTAAGGCCCCGCTTCTTCATCTCGTCTTTACCCTCAACCTTGATCTTTCCATTCGAGGTAAAATTATATCTGATGCCCGTTAATTCCCCGATCAGATCGTCACGTAACTCAAGGTCTGGATCTATACGAGACTGCCGCTCAACAAAAAACTGCCGACACGCCCACCAGAGCTGATCACGTAACCGCATAAATTTTTCAGATTGGCTCGAAGCCTCAGCGACGTTTACGCCGACCGTAGGCACCTGCATCTCCCGCAAACGATCCACCACGCCTGCACCGAGGCCGATAGAATCCACTGCAACCAACGAGAACTGTTTGTCATCGTAGAGAGATTTAACTTTCCCAACGGTCTGCATGAGGTCCAGATTGCGCCACTGGTCCATGCGGATGACCGCTCCCCCCTGACGTACAACCAGAGCCGTTGCGTCATCGCCAAACCGTGCAACATCCAGCCCAGCAATTTTGCGCTCTGCGGGGAATTGGACATCTCTGGCAATCGCCCCCTCAACTTCGTACAGAGGGATAAGCACATCATCAGACGCGAGGGGGAAATCTCCGAGTACTCTGACACGGTAAATACTCGAATCCTCTCCATACCGGCCTCTCATGCGGTCTATGTACGCTTGGTCCACCCGAGGGGAATCCAGGCAGGAGAAATGCAGGCAGACCCAGTCTTTACGCTCTTGATGGTGCGACCTGTAAAAATACCCGTCAGTCCTGGTTGGATTGGCACACATGACAACCCTTGCTCCGGGAGTCGATAGCGCACCTTCCGCAACCTCAAAAACCTGTTCAGGAACACCAGAGGCTTCATCGATCACAAAAAGCAAGCTCTCCGCGTGGAAACCCTGTAGCGCCTCGGGAGCATCACTCCTAGCGGTCCGTGCGACTGCGAACTGCATCTCCCTTGCCCCTTCGATCCAGATGCGCTCTGCTGAAAAAAGAATCTGCGACCGGAAAAAAACATGGGCCTTATCAGCCCACTTCCTGGCTTCCGGCCAAAGGAGGTCCTGTAACTGATGCGCTGTGGGGGCAGTGCAGGGAACCTTGCAGTCCCCATAAAGAGAGACATGCCAAAGTATAATCCACGCTAGCGATGTCGTCTTCCCCGTCCCATGCCCAGACCTCACGCTAACCCTAGCCCCTGGCGGCGCCACCGCCTGCAAGAGCTGTATCTGCTGCTCAGTAGGCTCAGCGCCCAAGACCTTGCGCACAAAGAGCACCGGATCTTTGCGATACGCCCCCAACATCTTCAGGGCCTCATGCTTCGCAAGAGTGGGTTTAGCCATCGTCTCCTAGCTCCGACACTAGATCCGCAAGGGATAGGGTCATTTGCCCCTCGATCTCGCGTTTATCCCGCCATTCTGTGGGCTGACGGTTTTTTAGCCAAAAGATACACGCAGTCGTGTCGGGAGGATAATGTTTGACCGTTTCGGCTCGAACAATCTCACCGTTCTGGCAAAATATCTTTTCCTCGGGATGCGAATATCCTCTGGCTCGCTCGTACAGAGACCGTTCGACTCGACTGTCGGCTTCAATCTTCCAATTCTTTAAGGCTGTGCGAAATTCTTCATGCTTCTGTTTCCATCGTGTCCAAGTGGCTATATTTACACCAAAAAAGTCGGACATCTCTTCATCGCTCCATCCCTTGAGCGCGAGTTTTTCCACGTCCTTGAGGTCCACGGAATCAAATTTACTGGGCCTTCCGACCTTCGCTTTCGCTTTCACCTTCGCCTTTGCCATCAATCTATCCCTTCCAGTTTTTCGGCATCCTCAATCTCTCTCAGCCGTCGGTTCCATTCGTGCATATCAAGCTGATCTCTGCTCGGCATTTCTGCTTCGTGCTGTGCATCTCGTGCATGTTTGCCATGCACCTCGTGCACATAAAAAGATAAAGAACATTGCAGAGTCAGTTTCGTTTTTACGGTCCCAATTAGCCCCTTGTCGCGTAGGCCACGGAATGCCTTCGATATTGTTCTCCGACACAGACCCGTCATTTTTGCTAGTCTGTCGTAGCTCGGGTTACACTGACCTGTATCTGGGTTGTAATGCTGGACAAGACATAGCAGGACAATTTTCTCGGGGGTCGGCAACTCAAGATCCCACGCCGCCCTCAAGATATCGCCCTTTTTCATCCCTAACGCCTTTATTTGACGAGTCGGCCAGAGAGCATTGTCCCGCGCCGGTTTGTAGTGGTTTCACTGATTTATGGTCTCACGGAGATTATCAGGCCAGCCGACCGTCAAATCTGTCCAATTCTTGTCTCACAAAATTTCTATCCTGCATCCGGCTCTGCATCTGTCTGCTCCAGGCGATGAGTCCCTGCGCCTCGGGATCTGACAGTTTTTTAATCATCGGAAGGGTTGCATACGTCGAGGCTCCCCACTTTTTGAGGACCTTTTGCCCTCCTGCTGACTGGACGACAGCAAAAAGCCCGTCAGCATCATCGATAGAGTCTGGGACTATCTCGATGAGTGCGCGGGCTACTGAGGGGTAGACAAGGTGGTATATGTCTATCTGTGTCTGTGCATCGTAGTCTGGTGCCAAAGACACGCGCTGATATGCGGGGATACCGAGGCGCGTTCTGTGCGCCCGGACGGTTGATGCCGGGCACTGGAGATCACGAGCTATCGCGCCGTCCGGCTCTTTGCCGAGGCGATCCTGGATGGATTCCCAGGCTCTTTCTGCTACTTTTTTTGCTCGTGACATGCGCAGTGCATAGCACATGCGAGGGCTTTTTTATACCTTGTCGGTTGCAATATCCCTTGCATTCCCAGCGGTTATGATTAGTTCAGAAATAATTAAAAAAATATCAAAAATGTTGTTGACATTTGTATTGAGGTGAGTACATTAGTAGTCAAGGGCAGGGGGTAAATGGCCCTGAACAGACAACCTAGAGGAGAGAGAAAAATGGCAACTTACGAGATCAAGAATGTTTCTGCAAATTCGTGGTATGAAGATGGAACTGAAGTTATAGAAAATACATGGCTAGAAACAAATAGATGGTCAGATGTTGTAAGTTGGTGGAAGGAAAATAAAGATACAACAGCCTCCATAAACGCAACGCTTTATATAAACGGGAAAATGACCGGGGCCAAATGGGGTTTTTATAGCGGAATGGGGCTGGCAGAAGACGTTGACGGCAAATGCACCCTGGCAGCGTATAAACAGTACGCGTAAGGGGGGAATAATGGCAAAGGTCAAAACTATTTCAGTGTCCATCCCCGCCCCCCTCGTGGAGCGGATCACCGAAGAAGCCAAGCGGGAGGGCTTGAGCAGGAGCAAATATATCGCCCTCCTGCTCATGGATCATTTCAGCCTAACCCCCCAGGAGCGGCTAGAGATGTCGTCCCTAGGGAAAAATAATCCCCGGACCCTTTGAATCCCTGGCCGGGGATAGCGAACTAAACCGGAGGGAAACGAAATGCAAATAGCACAGATTAAAGAATTTGAAGAGGGACGCTCTCTTTGGATTGAATATGAAAGGATAAACGGATACGCTTTTCGTCCTAATAAAAACGGGTTATCAAAATTGGCAAGATTGCTTGACTTAAAAACAAGCTACATAGAGAAGCGAATCTATCAGTTTTTAGAAAATTAGAAAATGGCATACAACAACTGCTTCAACCTGACACCCTAACGGATGCAGGTTAAACAAATGTTCAATAGATTGACGCGCGGACGGTCAACTAAACCGCCCGAAAGGAGATGCTTATGGTTTGCTATGTTTGCGGTAAAGAAATTAAAAAGGCTATTCGTGTCGTACTCCCGCCTAAAGACGCCAGATATAAACAAGGGTTCCGTGATGTATGCGAAAAATGCTACGAATCGATAATGGCAAAGCGCGGATACGTGCGTGGTACAAACGGAGTATGGAAGATTCGGGCGGCGTCGAACAACAAGTTCGAGCCGACTCGCGAATAGCTCGCGGCTCAACTTAATGTTAGATGGATTTCCAACCGTGTAAAATGTTCCCGCCTATAGAAGAGGATGGCTTCGGCCATTTTCTCGGTCCGGGAGGCGATTATGCCGCCTGACAATAGACAAACCCAAACCCCGGCCTCGTAAAAAGGTCGGGGTTCTTTTTTTCTTCACGCTGCACCCGATTTGTTGCTGCAAACTTCTGCCAAAAGCTGGCTCAATCCTTCCTCCGGCACCCGCCACACTTTTTTTGTACCCACCCCGATGTCAATAGCCGGGATCTTTCCGCAATCGATCATTTCCCGCACATGCTTTGAAGTGCATGACAGGGCATAGGCAACCTCTTTGATCGTCATCATCTGCGTATCTGCCACTTACCCCTCCCTGATCGCTGAAACGATCCTCTCTGCCCTTGGGCCAACTTGCCGATACCAGAGAGAGTCCTTTGCTTCTTTTGCGGCCTGTTCCCAATCTCGGGAGTCAATGGCCGCCTTCATCAGCTTAAAGCCCCTGAGTTTCCACTCTCCCAGGTTGAACGCCATATTGACCAGCGCGTGTTGCCGGGCCTCTGACCATTCTTCCCACTCGGGAAAAATGCACTCTACAGTCCTCACTGCATCCGTGATGTCTTCTTCTAGATACTGCCCCGCATGCCGTAGCTCGATCTCTTTCGGCCATGCTTCCGGATCGTTTTTTATATGACTCAACTTGTGCCCCACGCCAATAGTCGGATACCCCGCCGGGCAAAAATATTGCATGAGTTTCAACCCTTCATCTCTGATCAGTTCCTGTTCCAGCCTCGTCTTGTTCATTCGTTTACCTCGCTTTCGTCCACACACAACTGGATCAACGCTTTGATACACACCGCCGCAATATCCGCTAACTCTTCCCGGCACCCCGCCATTGACGGCCTACGCTCCCGAACGTGCTCAAAATATTCGTCCACCTCTTCCAGCAAAACACCATACGTTTCATGATGGCTGTGAAATGGGGGGTGCCTGTACGCCTTATTGTGCAGTGCATCAAAGACAAGGCATACTGCGTCGTGTTCTGTCATAAATCGCCTCTTTTAGCCGGTAAAGAGCAGTTTCCTCGTCGCTCTCTGCCTGCATCATAATATTGATTGCTTCCCGGCCTCCTGGGGTTGTCTGCCACCTTTTGCCGATCACGTAAGCTTTTACATATTCTCTGCACTCGTCAGCCCAAAACGAGACATCGACAAACTCTTTTGCTGCATTCGAGATTGTCATTCAAACTACCTCCCGAATCCCATATTCCAATCGTGGTTCAGCTGCATAAAATTTGCGCCCCATCACCGATACAATCTGCCGGTCATCCTCAAACAAAATTCCGTTGCTGCAATC